GACACCGGCCTTCATACCGACAAAGCGAGACAGTCGAGGGTAGCCAAGATTAAACATCATATTGGCTACGATATGCTGGCACTCTTCTGGCAGTTCATCGAAATCATCATACAAACGGCGGCAGTCTTCAATCGTCACCAGGATGTCTAGATTAAACGCCTGATGCACCCTATCTTTGCTGACAGGTTCGCCAATAGCCATCTTATGCTCTGGGTCATCTTCAGTAACCAAGTGACCGATACCGAAAGTTTTGAGTGCTAAATGGTCGAGATACAGCTTAAACTCACATCCCTCATCAGCAACTATTTCGTCACGCAGTTTGTCGAGTTTCATTTTCATCCTCGTGTTCTCCCTGCATTAGCTTAGACGCAGTAACGCCAAGCTGGTACAGAGCTTCTGTCAGAGTGTTTTCACTAGCCTTGCCACGACCAGTCATAAATACCTCACAAGCCTCGCCTGTATGCGGGTGAAAGCTAACTGTTACTGCTAAACCTGCACCGATATCTGTTGTTACGCAAGGGCGTCTGTTAGGTAAGTTCATTCTGTAACTCCTCAATGGTTTTCTGCCAAGAATCTTCTTCTAGGTCTGGATTGTCGAAAAAAGAAGGCTTGCGGTTCATACGCTTTATTTTAATAGATGTTACCGGCATAAAGAATATTGCTCTTTGCTCAACCGACACGAGTGCCATTATGTCAAAATCTGACCTTTTTGGTAAGCGTTTATCGCCACCAATCGACACGTTAAATTCTAATCTGTATTTATTGCCTCGACTAAGTTGACAAGATTTAACTTGTACTAGAAACCTTTGCCCGGTGTCTCTGTTCCAAGCAACTAAGTCAACTGAATCTTGGCTGGCTAGAGCGACACCCCAGCCACGCTGCAATATAGATGCCGCCGCTAAATACTCAGCAACCAGACCAGCGGTACTGTTGCTTAGTCTGACTGACGCGATGTGTTTATTTCCCATTAGTCTCCGCAACGTCTATAAGACGCTCCAAGTACCAACTAGCCTTACGCAAGTCTTGCGGCGGGTTTTCTTTATGCTCATAACGCCAGATGTATTTGATGATTGAGCCTTGCAGGTAATACTTATAGCCATCACCTAGCGCAGCCTTGATTGCGTCAATGCACTCCACCTCACCATTCTTATAGTGAGGCGGGTGGTTTACCAGGTCGCTCATTAGGCTGCAAGCTGTTTTATTTTAGCTATGTCTCTGTTCAGCTTTGTTGCGCCTCTACCACGCTTTGAAAGCTTCTCAGAAGCGTACCAGACTGTCGTGTGGTCACGCTGCATTTCTCTTCCTATTTCCGGCAAACTCATCGTGGTCATCTCACGAGCCACATACATAGCCAGATGTCTAGCTTGTACATATTCCTTTACCCTGCGCTTAGATAGCATCTGTATGCGGGTTACGCCTGTCACCTCTGTTGTTGCATTGATAATCTTATCAAAGTCAGAGGTTGTCGAAGTCTGTTCCGTAGTCGTGCCGAACAGCGTTTTCAAAATTCTTACTAAAGCATTCATATCCACAAAACTCCTTTTTTGCGCCATTAACTATGGCTGGTGTGGTCATCCAATCGAACTGTTTGTCACAGAAACTGCATTTGCTCATTCTTGAACTGACAATGTTCTTAGGTTTTTTTCTCTTCCACATAGCTTCCCTTTATTGGGTCGATAGGCTGACGGACGAGGTGTGAACCGCCAGCCTATCTAGGTTAGACACTAAAACGGAATAGTGTCATCCATCTGGTTGCTTGCACCGTTGTTCGCTGGTGCTGCCTTGCGGCTGCCGTCATCCTCTTCAACTACAAAGGACAGGAAGTCGTTGCCCTTCTGGCTGGTTTTGTTCCAAGCAGAGATGCGGTACTTGGTGCCGTCAATCTCCATACTGCCTGTCATATCAGGACGTTTCGGGTTGTCACCCTTATCATTCGGGAACAGTACGCCCCTCAAATTGTTGTCGTAATCAGCCATTAGCTGCTAACTCCTTCTTGCGTTTGGTAAACGCGCTATTGTGTTGTCCAGCCGCTGGCCCCAACCGGCTATACAGTTTTTTCAGTGATTCAACATCGGGAGCCAATGCAATCTCCTGCTCTACAGTGAGAGGTGACGCAATCTTCTTTGGTGCTGGTGTGTCTGACTTTATATTTGGAGACTCAGCCATAGCCGTTGGCGATTCCATCGGCATATCTTCACCAGCATAGATGTAGCAACCAAGGCCAAGAGCCGCGATTGCCTTTACCATACAGCGTTGCAATGAGGCGTTTACCTCAAAGCTGTTAGGGTTCTTGATAGGCCGGTTAGCGTGGTTCAGAACAGGCATAATCTCTGTAGCTGATTCCAGAGCCGTGATGCTCTCAGCATTGTTCTCCGGCATAATCTTGATGGTAACGGTCACATACGCATTGCCGTCTGCATCAAGCATATAAGGCAGGTTATTGCCGTTTACTTGAAACAGGTGCTTGGTGTACTGCGCTGTCGGATAGTGCTGCTTTAGAATGCTCCAAGCCCACGCCCAAGACAAATAGGTAAATCCGTTTTTCTTCTCAACGTGCTTTGAACAATCAATAGCACTCAATGTGTTCCATACGTTAGACATTGCTCCATAACTCCTTTGCTTCATTTACGAACTGGTGGCTCCAATAGAACGGATGATTAAAGTCCGGCTCCATTAGACCTGCTAATGTTTTCGGGTCTGTACTGACTGCCAGTAGGTTTTGGCGGGTGATTGCCTTGCGTCTGATTTCCTCAATAGCAAAGTTCAACACATCCTCAGACATCTTCTCGCAGTTATCTGGGTTGTAGATGACACCCTCAACCGATGACACATACGCAATGTTAGGTGTGGCACCAGTGGCCTTCCAATAGACTGCCGCTTGCAGGATATGCTCCCACGCTGGCTCTTTGGGCAGTGATGCCTTAGTCCAGCTTCTTGTGCCGTCCTTCTTGACCATACCCTGACGCGGTGCCTTGGTCTTTATCTCAGCCAGTGACCCATCTTTGAACAGGTCAACAAAACCCATAACAGGCACCAGTACGCCGTCTAGCATCAACTCGATTTTGCGCTCTTCTTGTGCGCCACTAAATAAGGGAGATAATAAGTCGATGCCAACGCTAGAGGCGTCTGGTATTAGTTCGCGGAACTTGTCGCGCTTGTCTTGTGATGAATTAGCCGGATGGAAATCATATCCGGTCAATGCCTCTTCTACAGCCCCATCAATATCCTGACCGTGACACACGGCTGCTTGAATAACCTGATGAACTGCTGTACCAAATGCGGCATTCTCGCCAACGATAATCTCGCGGCGTTTATCTTTTGATAGGTAAACGTAATCGAACATCCAGTTCGCCAATGGGCGATTCAACTGGCTTGGACTGAAATGGTAGACACCTACCGATTTCATCTTTTGTAATAAGTCTGTCATTCCCTAACTCCTTGGGTGCCGTAATTGGCTTGATAACTTTAATTACGAAATACTGATTGACCTGTCAACAATAATTTTATACAGATTGACATATTGTTAATTTCTATTTGTAGGAGAGTTACTTGAAACTGGCAGAACATATGATGAAACGAGGGATGACACAGGCCGACCTGGCGCGTCATCTGAATGTAACTAGGGCAACCATAAACAATTGGATATACCGGCGCACACCGCCTTCCGGGCAAAAGATGATGGAAGTTTATAAGTGGTCAGGCGGCAAGGTTGGTTTGAAAGATTGGTGCGAGGAGTTTGATAATGCCTAAGAAGTGGCACAACCAATATGGATATGGCCCGAATCCAAAAGAGGAGTGGGAAAGACACGCTGAGATGTTCAAGGATTCGCCAAGCTTTGAGGATGACCCAACCGCTGCATCTGCTGACACTATCGGCAGCTACAATCAAAAGAGTGTCGGTGAGACCGGCATATTGAAGGGTGATGATATGGGAGATTACGGCGGCAATGGGGAGAAACCACAGTGAGCAATCCTTACTTGCTGCCAGAGGGCAAAGTACAGATAAGTTTTAGCGGTGGCAGGACATCAGCTTATATGTTGCACCAGATACTTGAAGCCAATAATGGGCTGCCCGACAATGCGATTGTTTCATTTCAGAACACCGGCAGGGAAATGCCGCAGACCTTGGACTTTGTTCAAGAGGTTTCTGAACGGTGGAACGTGCCGATAGTATGGCTTGAATATGACCGGATTGATGGTAAACCGGCGGCTTCTGTGGTTAGCCATAATTCTGCAAGCAGATTAGGTGAGCCATTTGAAAAACTTATTGAGGCAAAAAAAGTTTTACCTAACACATTGATGAGGTTTTGCACTGTTGAGTTAAAGATAAATACGGCCAAAAGGTATCTTAAAAAGTTGGGCTGGAAAGAGTGGAGTAATGCTGTCGGTATAAGGGCTGATGAGCCAGACAGATTAGCTCGTGCGCCAAAAAAGGATTGCTGGGTTCCTTGGAGACCACTGGTGACGGCAAATGTAGACAACAATCAGATAAGTGAGTTTTGGAAAGCTCAACCCTTTAACCTTATGCTGCCAGTAAGCAACGGAAGAACTATGTATGGCAATTGTGATGGCTGCTTTCTCAAGTCAGAGTCCCAACTTGTAATGCTTGCTAGGGAATATCCAGAAAAATACGACTGGTGGGTACAGCAAGAGAAGAACCATAAGCATAGGGGTGATTGGGGGGTCTTCCGTAGAGATAGGCCGCTTGCAGAATTGCGTGACTTTATTAACGTGCAAGCCGATTGGATATTTGATGAAGAAGGTTATTTTTGCCAAAAAGATGATGGGGAGTGTACAGGATGACAAACGGACGTAGAAAAGGAGCCAATTTTGAACGTGAACTTGCTCGTATGGCTATGGATGAACTTGGCATTGATGATGTTAAGAGAGACCTAGAGCAATATAGGGCAGGCGACCACGGCGACCTGATTGGCATTGATGGTTGGACTGTCGAGGCAAAGCGGTATGCTCACGGCGTGACACATAAAGATGAGTGGTGGTCACAGGTAGAACGTGCCAGTGATGCGTCTGGTACTGAGCCGGTGCTTATCTACAAATATGACCGGCATCCGATTAGGTGCGTTGTCCGGCTGTCGAGTATCAATGCTGATTTTGCTGGCAAGGATGACTTGGCGACTGTCAGCTTTGAGACTTGGTGTATGCTGGTGAGGGAGAGTTGGGCGTAATGGAAAGCAAAACACAAGCAGGTTTTCGCATCGTTGGTGGCAATGATAGAGGTGACAGGCAGAAGGATGATTTCTATGCCACACCATCAGAAGCCACTCTTGCCTTACTGAGCAAAGAAACATTTACCGGCAGCATATATGAGCCTTGCTGTGGTCAAGGACATATTAGCAAGGTGCTTGCATCTAATGGCTATGATGTTGAATCCACCGACTTGATTAACCGTGGGTATGGCACTAGCGGCGTTGATTTTCTTATGGAGACCCAACAGCGCGACAACATAATCACGAACCCGCCATACGGCAAGCTGGCGTTACCTATGGCACATCATTGCCAGCACATTGCACGAAATAAAACAGCACTGCTTTTGAAGCTGAGTTTTCTTGAGGGTGTTGCTCGTAAACAGTTTTTCTTAGAGACACCGCCGATTCGTGTGTGGGTATTCTCAAAGCGAATGAATCTAATGAAAGACGGCCAGCAATATAAAAACGGCGGGATGATGGCTTTAGCTTGGTTTGTCTGGCAGACAGGTCATCGGGGTGAAACTACGGTAGGGTGGCTGTGATGGAATACAACAACGATTTCAAATATGACTTGCAACTAGGTCAGATACACGAGCAATGGCTTGGTAGCATCCTGACTGACGCAACCATTGAGGTCAAACGTGACTATATGGCGGCGAGAACAGGCAACATATTTATCGAGTTTGAGAGCAGGGGAAAGGCATCTGGAATAGCTGCCAGTCACGCCGAATATTGGGCTTTCGTATTATCTGGTCATCGGGTGGTTATCGTTCCTCTTGACACTGTGAAAGAGGTGGCTAGAGAACAATATCGCAAGACCGGATACACAAGGGGCGGTGATAGTAACACCAGCTTAGGAGTTTTAATCAAGGTAGGGGATTTACTGAAATGAGCATAAAGGCAGTTAGCTGGGCATTCGACCAGCAGATTGATGACCCGCTGGCAAAACTGGTGCTGATAGCGGTGGCTGACCATATCAATGAAAGCACCGGAGATGCTTGGCCTAGTGTCGAGCGTCTTGAGTATATGACCTGCGCCAGCCGCAGAACCGTCTTACGAAAGCTAAAGTTATTGGAGCAGACCGGATTCTTGCAACGAACAAAGCGTTTCAACAAGACCGATTTATACCAGCTAAATATGGTGGGTGTCACACAGACAGGTGTCACACAGTCACCCCTAGAGGTGTCACACAGTCACACTAACCATAATAGAACCGTTATAATAAATAATAAGGGGAAATCTAAAAAACAGCTTTTAGTGGATTGGTCGCCTGATGACGCTGATAAGCAATACGCAACCGAACTTGGCATTGACTGGTCAGAGACTTTGACCGATATCACGCTCTGGAATGAAAAGAACGGTAATAAAGCCGCATACGCCTCTTGTAGAGCATTTTGGCAGGGTTGGTTGCGGAAAGAGGCTAAAGGCCGTCCAGCACGCTCTAATCGCCAGGAATCGGCATCTCAGTGTCGGACGCTAACCCACAAGCAGCAAGAATATGCAAAGACTGCTATCGGCAAGCTGTTCGGCAAGTATAAGGATGAGGGATATACCTATCAGATTATTGAGAAGGCGGTTCACGCTTTTATGCTGACTGACCAATCTGACCAAGCGTGGCGTGACCAAGGTACGGGATTGCCGCGTCCATTCTAGGCAAAAGAAAAGGCCGGAAAACCGGCCTGTTCTATCGTGTCGCTTAATAGGTAAATGCTAAGGGTTTTTGTGACACAGCAGGTCTGATGCCTTTGCCAGCACACCTTCAGCATATTCGTTTAGGTTACAGTCTCTGCCTTTTAGCACGTTGTCACGGCTAACGGCTCTCAATGCGGTTGCCATTGTGCTGTAATAGCCCATCGTATCCCAGCCGGTCTTCTTGTTGTCATTGCGCCGCATTAGCGTGTGGTTATATGGCTCAATCTCGACTTTGTAATTGCTGTCGATTGTAACCGTTTGTGGTTTTGCTTTTGGCATCTATCTATATCCTCTGCTGTTGGGCAAGCCAAAGTTTCGCTTCGGGTCATTGCGTCTGTTCTTGCCATATGTCTTGTCAAGTTCTATATGCTGGCGAACAGCGTCTATGCCGATGCGTCTAACCTTGCCTGTTATAATGTTTGTTATTATGAAAAATGGCGTACAGTAACCCATAGTTGATTTGCCAGAGTTGCTTTTGTATCGGCCATCGCGCAGCCTTTTTTCTATTGTGAAGTTCCTGACCTGCATCGACAGACGCCCACCTTTTTTGAACTTTTGCCAAAAAACTTTGTCCAGAAAATAATCGCACATCATTTCGTATTTGGTCATCTGGTCAGGCTCTTTGGCTAACAGGCTGAGTCTGTCTTCATAAGCCTGCTTATTCTGGTATATCAGTCTTGCGCTGACCTTCACCGGCTGGGCGTCCTTCTTTGCTTTGCGGTCTTCTTTTCTTTTCCACTTATCCATTTGCTGATTATAAATAGCCACTGCCGATTCAGCATCTGAAACAGTCAAAGATGAACCGCACTCCTGGCAATCTGGATAGAAAACGTCATCGTGGGTATGAACTATAAACCATCCTTTTTTGGTTGGGTGTGGTGATTCGTTACCATTAGGCACTTTAGCAATGCCGGTTTTCTGGTAATAACTGTAAAACGTGCCGCCACAAAGCTCACAACCAAGATGCCGCCTTGTTTCGTATATTGTTTTCATAATTGGCTTCCCTTCATTGGTGAACATACAACGTGCGCCGTTGCTGGCTGGTCTGACTTGTTAATCATACGGCTGACATATTCGCGCTCTAACCGTCTAGCGTCTGACTCGCAAGCCTGCTTGGACATATAGATTTTCTTGTCCTGCTTTATCCAGCAAGGATTCACCCTATCGCCATTTGACGATAGGATGATGCACATTCCGACTAACGCCTCAAACATCGTCTATTCCATATTTTTTAGTAGGCGTAAATCGTGTGCTTTGTCTTCAAGCAAAAAAGCGATTGTTTCCGCGTTGCTGTCGTCTAAAGTTCCATCCCTAAAACACTTTGCCCAATGTTCTAGGCTCTCTGCTAAGTTGTTATTGTCCATTGTCTAATCCTCTATCTCTATCGCTTCGACTGATTCCGCTGTTCCTATGTGTCCACCTGTCAGGCTTGCCCATTCAGAATAAGCATTTGCCTCAGCTTCGGCTAAACTATTGCCCGACACTTTTACGCGGCGTTCAACAGAACCGATTACAAGAATTTCATATTCCATTGTCTAATCCTCTATCTCAAAAGCGTTTTGCAATTTCCAGAATGCCGATTGCAGCTTGCGCGGCGTGTCTGGGTCATAGATGTCGAATGACTCTGTCCATTCGCCAACAAAGTTTCTGATGGCATCTTGTGCCACGTTGACCGCTTCGCGCTGGTCATCTGTCATACCGCGCAGACCTTTGGCTTGTGCCTTGAGCCGCTTGGCTCTGATTTTTTGCCATTTATCCATTGTCTTGGTTTCCCTTCATTGCTTTGATTTTTGCGACAGCGTTCTTTAACCGTTGCTGCTCTGTTTCTGGCAGCTTGTGAACCGCATCTGCCATTGCGGATTCATCAGGGTTAAATTCATCAACCCAAATGACAAACTCGACTGCGCTTGTGATTGTGTTAGCCTTCAACCGTTCGCGCTCTTTTTTACGTTCTTCGGCGTAAAATGCTTCCTCGTATCTATCCATTATCCTGCCTCGTTTGCTTGTAATATGTCCAAATCGTAAACTTCAAACTCATTGTGATGCACGTTTGAACCGTGAATGGCGTCTTGCTGATAGTCGGATGTTTGACGCTTGAGCAAATCCATTGCCCATTCTTTTGCGGTTTCTAAACTATCGGCGTTAATCTCAACCGTTTGTGTAATGACTGCGCTTGTTTCAACTGAATATCTAGCCACTGTTATCTCCCCTTTCTGAACTGCATATAAAGGTCATCACATAAATCAGCTATATCGCTTCCCATAGTCGGTTCAGCTTTGCTGATATGCGCGTCTGATTCCTGTTTCGTAATGTGCTTGCCTTGCAATGCTTGCATATGCTCAATAAACGCTGGCAAGCCATCCGACATAATATCGCTCATAGCTTTGATATGCTGTTCAACCGATATGCCGTTGCGCTCAACCGATAGCCTGACCGATTTTTCAACCGATTTTTGCTTTGGTATCTGAATCATAACTTGTTCCCTTTCGTAATGTTGTCAATTTAGATTAAGCAATCTAAAACAGATTGCAAGCATTATTTTAGAATGAAGCTTGCAACGGTTGCCAATACGCAACCCGCTGCCA